GTCTGGATCAAAGGGTTCCTCCAGCTTGGCTAGGATTTCCTTGACCTTGATGTCAGCAATAATCACTTTCGCTTTCTCGAATTCCATTTCTTCTCCTTTGTTAGATCTGATGGCCTTTCACTCGCCAACATATCTTATATAGTCTAGCAGAAAGTTCGCTTAGTCCCAAAGGATTATCGAACGTGATGTTTGACAGCTCCAGGATAGCATCAGGTATCCATCTTGGAGTCTGGGACCCTAAGAGCATTGCTTTCAGATAGTTAGCGACTACCATCCTAATCGCCAATGCCTCTTCGATCGTGGCCTTAGATAAAGTTGTTCTAACGGTGTTCCAGTCGCCTTTGACCGTAGCCCGAGCAATCGTAATAGCCTCGGGAGCATCCGACGTTCCGAAGACAGCTCCAAGGGGGTCCATCCCTCCGGCGAAACGTTCAGTCGCCATAAGAATGGCCCTGCCGGTGGTGATATTCTCCCTGACCAGCGTCTTAATAAACTCTTCAGTCTTGTCACTCTTGGCTCCTAAGTAAGATAGGCCCCTATATACTAGGAGCGCGACACCATCTGGCGCAAGGCCCTGTAATGCATACGATAAGCACCGGCCACGTAATGTGGGGAGAACCTTAGAAGGTTCAGTCGTACAGAGTATCCACACAGTTGATGGCGGAGCATCCTCCACATGTTTAAGCAAAGCAGATTGTGCCGCATTGGTTAGCCTATGAGCCTCGTCCAGGACAATAACCTTGTAAGGAGTTGCATCATCCAGTGGCCTGTATTGGGCTTTCTCTCCCAGGGCTCGAGCAGCGTCAACTCCGGTATCATCCGCAGCATTCGCCTCAACGAGATCGCCTCGCAGCGCGCGGTTGATGCACCGTGCCAGCGTCGTTTTACCACACCCCGTGGGTCCCGATAGTAGGATAGCCGTTGGAACGCGGCCACTGCCCAACTGGGACCTGATTTGGTTGATAATTGACGCACTCCCAATGAATTCCTCAAAGGACTTAGGCCGTAACTCCACCGCCAGATTTCGCTGGGTGGTGGGGGCCAAGGGGTTAGGGGCTTCATTCATTCACTCCTCCTATATTCCTTTCCTTCGCACCTTCGGCCGGCGATGAAAGCGGATCTCGTGTTTGATCTTCTCTTCCAATTCATGGAACTCTTCCTTCGAACAGAGCGTGTAAGCTTTTTCCATCAGATCCAGCCACTGCCTAAAAAGCTCATACACATGTGACTTCACGTCGCCCTCCTAAGTACCTAATAGCCAAGGGTTTCTTACGGATGAGATGGTACCTGTAGAAACCAGGCATCCATGCTCTCCATTTGCCGTGCGGCATTCTAGTTATGTGGGGGAAACACAGGTAGGAAACCTTAGTGATCACGATATTCTTTCATGACACGCATGAGCCGAAAGAACGCAACCAAGCGTCTAGTCAAACGCTGGGTTACCCAGTAGGTAATCCCATGTTTGTCAATGATATTACGCAATGCTGCGCCCTAAGATTTGCGAACTATACATGTCGCTCATATGAGTCAGCACGGTCAATGCATTCTGACTCATCGCTGTGCTGGCGGTCTTACTGTTTCGCAGTGGCGCCCAGCCGCCCTCAGCAAAGAGGACAGCGCCCCACTGCTGTTCTGTTGGCAGGATGCCAAACTTGCCAAGCGTAAGAAGAGTTTTACTCTCTATATCAACGAGGTTGAAAGCGCCGTCGGAGTACTTGAATAATTGCTGCGGGTGATACTTCTTTGGATCCCGCTCACGGTCTTCCTCTTCGATGAACTCGTAGGTCCATACCTTTGCGAAATCATGCAGATAGCACGCAATGATTATGTCATCCCGGGTGACGAGGTTCTTTAAGTCGCCCGGATATAAATCATAAAGGTCAAGACAGATGCCTATCATCTCCTTGACATGGTCGGACATACCACCAAGCCACCAATGATGGTGCTTGGCGCCGGCACAAACCTGATCGTAATAGGAATGTGCGTCGTGCAGCTTGCAGTACTGTTCATTCAACGGAGGCGTCAAGCTCTCCAAGTACTGACGGACCGTAGTCTTTGCATAGCGCGCGCGCCGGAGACGAAGAGTCTCCATTACCTGTGGGATGGTTACTACTGTCACTTGCTTGGGCCCGCTTTGAGAATTAACAGGCCCAGGCTCATTCAACTGTTGCGTCGGCTGATCTTCACTCGTGGTATCGAATGGATGCTCACGCAGTTGTGCTGCTTCAAACTCTTCTGACTTAGCCCAACTCATTGGTTCTCCAATCTAGACATCTCTCGATAGGTAGTTGAAATGAAACCGGACTGATGAGTCCGCTACAGTAGCTTCGGGGCCATGGGAACCACGCTGCTCGATCTTGAGTATATGCTCCGCGGTCGAGCCACATTCAGGGCATGGTAAAGATATATCTTTCTCCAGAATAGGACTGCGCTCCCCCGACACAGGAGGTATTTTGTCGTTCCCGAAGCAGCACGAACAAATTCTTTGGTTGAGCAAATCACTTTGCGGATCATTGATCCTTATCCATTCCGTGAGGGCGTCACAGTGCTTACACCACTTCATTACTTTGTGCCTTGCAGGCACTATCTTCTCGAACTCGTGTCCGTTTGGGCACCGAAACTGATACATCGGCATCGCGTTTCTCCGATTGAACACATCCAAAGTATGCTGCAAGGTGAATACAAGGGCGGTAGAACAAACACCTAACCCAACTTTTACTTCTTACGCTTCGCTGCTGTTGCTTCGGCACGGCGGCGTCTCCTCACCATCTCTATCACCTGCAAATGCTTGCAGGCTTTGGTCAAGAGCATGAGGCACCACCACGAGCCACGCATTAGTCTGCTTCTCGAATGCTTTCAATCTCGGAGCCATCGAATACAGACGACAGCTCTTTGCTACTGTGCACAATCTGGGGGAAGCCGGTGTAGATATCTATCTCTGCCTCGGCTTCCACTTCGTAGAGAACACGCACCTTTTCGATGACGGTCACTAAGTATTTCATGCATCCCTCACTATTCTTCTAGTTCGGTTGGACTGACGAATCGCATCCTTCTGGGCCTCAGATATAACCTTGCCTCGATTCGCAAGGCTAATCTTGAGCCGCTGTTCTTTTGTATGCTGCCTGCCAGTCCAACTCTTATTGCCAAGAGCGTAACGATTACCTAATTTACTCTGTCGAATTCGCTCTTTAGTTTCAGATGATCGCTTACCTGTGGAACCTTCTCCTCCTACTGCAAGATTGTAACCATAATCTCGATTACGTGTTCGGAGTAGGATAATCCACATTGTTTCCAAGCGATTTAATTGCTCCTCAGTGCTCACTGCAGCAAGAATTTGCTGCGAGAAATTCTCTGCTTTGTAGCAACGTATTGCATTATGAATTGGCAGTGAGCGCCCACGTCGAACATCAGCCAGATGCTGTTTCCAACGACGCTCAAGAGAACAAACTGTCTTCCCAACGTAAGACTTACTATTGATGTCGTTGGTTAACAAATAAATAATCATTAAGCATCTCGTACTATGTGCATCAGCTCATCCTGTGCCCATTCCAAAAGGAATGGAGACCTGGTATGTTCAAATGTCGCCAGGCTCTGATAGATCCTGCGCATCCTCTGTCGGTCAACCCAACAAGGCGTTGTCTCATTGACCACTATTTTATTCGCGAGAGGCCGATTGGGTTGCTCTTCAATCCCGCATCCCATTGAACCACTTCCTTTCCCCATTGCCAGTTAGTATGGCCAGGATGTTCCCTTGGCTTACAATCGCCCCCATGATGAGGGCATGGCTTTGGCTTCTCATAGTCCGAGAAAGGAACTATGAGTTCGAACTCGTGCTCTTCATGATCGCCCGTCTGCGGGCACACGTACACATAAATAGGCATGCTTACCTCGGAGATAGCACTGCTACGCCTAGTGCAAAGAAGAATAGAAATATGAGAACTGCGATGAATAACGCAGGCCAGAACCACAGGGGACAGAACACCCAGATCCAGGGCCAGGTGATGATACCCATTAGCTTGGCGAGGGTGAAGATAATGGTGAGAATACCACCAAGACCTATGCCTCCGCCGCCAATGATAATACTAGCTTCCTTCTTGTCTGGCATGTTAAAGCTTCCGGGCGATTTGCTTTACGTCGCCGAAGTTGTTGAAGAGATAATCGAAGATGGTAT